TCAACAGTATCAGGAGTCGATGCAAGAACTAGACTAAGTTTTACATCTGGATAGTCACCCCCAGCCGTTATAGAGCGAACAGCTTGAACAAGCTGACGATCAACATTGTCAATTGCTAGTGTGACTCTTGGAATAGATTTTTCCGTGTCGTTTGGGATTGCAATATTGAAGGGAAAAGCAGTGTAAATGTTTGAATTACTTGTGACGTTTTCACCATTATCCGCAAATCTCAAAGTTGTTATATCCGCGTGTGATATTTCAATCAAAGGAATCAGAGGATCATTTGAATTTTGTCCATTGATTTGAGCTTTTAAAGTTGTCGAAAGAGACCGACTCAAGGCAACACCTCAAAGATTACATCACAATGAAAATACTTTGTCGTACCGTCTCCACCAACAAAAGTGTACTTTGGTTTTCCTTCTGGAATCATATATGCAACAGTGATTGATGAGCTGGTTATTGGATCTGTAAAAGTGAATGAATCCGCACCACCGTTCACAGTAGTTTGAAAAAAAGTGTCATGAGTTGCCTTTTGCGTATCGGTCATGAAAAATCTCATCTGGATCGGGTAAGTATTAGCAGTTGTATATTTTCTGCGTTTCGGTACTCCATCGTCCATTTGAGTTGATACCACCAAATCAGGTGAAGTCTCTTGGTATCCTTGATAAATAGGTTCCTGTGGAAGTGATCCGGGCCATGTTGCCATTATGAGCCTCTTCTGTTAGTAGCAAATGCAAGTTCTCTGCTAAAATTACCATTCAGCAGACCATCTTTTACAGTGTCCATGATTGTCATTCTCACAGCCTGACCGCCGTTGGTGTTTACCTTTTCAATCCTCAAATCTGGTGCGCTCTGGCTTCTCTGATCAATCACTTGAATGCTTGGCTTTATTGAAGCTTGTGAAGCTGGAGCCATTGGCCTAAGAAAGTCTTTTGTACCTCCCAGAGTCGTAGGCATATCCGCAAAATTTGGACCTGCTGAACCTGCGCCAATCTTACCCTGAGAAAAGAAATTAGGAACCAATGATTGAAGCAATGGAGTTGTTATTGACTGCTTAATCGTCATTCTAGCAAAGTCCGAAATCATGGAATTTATCATGTCCTTGAAACTCAACTTTCCAGTCATAAAAGCATTTGTTAGAGTGTCAGTTAACCTGTCCCCCCAGTTCACTATCAATCTGTCCATCTTCGACAATTCTGTGCTGACTACTTTTGTAGTGTTTTTAACTTCGTCCTGAGTCCTGAGCAAAAGCTTTTGGACTTCATCTTCAGAAAAAACAGCTTTGAACTTTTTCCCGTTCTTCTCAACCTCTTCCCCGAGTTCTCTAATCTTGTTTCTCAGAGACTCATTTGCTTCTTCTCTAGTCTGTAGTTGAGATCTGATTCTCTCAGCCATCTTTTCCCTGTCTTTTTCAAACTTCAATAGATCTTTCTCTATCTTGGTCTGCTCTTTCTTGACTTTGTTTCCGTCTAAAATCTGCCGAATTTCTTTTCTGTACTCTTCTGTTTTTTTTGAGGTTTCTTGAGAAACCTTGTTTTTAACCTGAGCGGATTTCTTCTCAAGTTCAATTTCTTCCTTTAGCTCTTTGACTCTTCGCTTTGAAAACTTCAAAGCCAGTTGCTCTTTTTCAGTCCATCGAACCCATCCGCGAACTGTGCGCACTCCAGATCCAATACGCTCTTTTCTACCTTCTAACTTTCTAACTTCTTCTTCAAACCTGGCTAACTCTTTTTTGTTCGCTGATATGCTTTTTTGAGATTGGAAAGCTTTAAACTCTCCAAGGAACTGAATCCCTGAAATCAAAGGCTTTATCAGCTGGTTTGTAATGAAGCCTCCCATCATTGTGATTGCATTAACGAATCCGCTCGATGTCATTTGTTTTTGAAGTTGAAAGATTGAATTCTTGAACTCATTCACTTTCGCTTGTGTACCATCAAGGGCTGACTGTACTTTTGATCCATAGGTTTTTTCCAACTCCTCACCAAAAGCAAGTATAAATCTGTCAGACTGCAAAGCACCCAACTGCAAAAGCTTATCAAGTTCCGATTTTGTAACACCGATAGCGCGAGCGGCAATGTCAAATGAGCCTTTGAGTCTTTCGCCGAGTTGACCTCTAAGCTCTTCGGCACTGACCTTACCTTTTGACAAAATCTGCTCAAGTGCTCTGAAAATACCCTTTGTTTCATCTGCGGTTGTTCCCAAAACTGCCGTAGTTTTAACAACTGAAGAAAAGACGGATTGCATCTCTTTAAGAGTCAAAGAAGTGTCCCTTGAAGCGGCGAAAAATCCAGAGAACCCGACAATCGTTGATTCAATCTCAAGCTTAAACCTCTTGGCTAGACTTGTAGCAAAACGCATTTGCTCACCGGCCTCTTTTGAAGAGTGGGCAACAGCGGCAAAAGTCCGCTCAACAGACTCATAAGTTGTTGCAAAACGAACAAGTTCACCAACTCCCTGAGAAGTGAAAAAACCACCTATGGCAAGTTGAGCCTGTCCGAGACTACTTTTGATCTTGTCCGATGTCTTTTTAACAGATTTGGCCGCCCTGTTCATGCTCTCCATGAACTTGGCAGTATTAGCCGCAAGATCAACTTCCAAACGTGCTATTTTTTTTGCCATGCTTCATGCTCTCCATTTTTTCCTGGGCTTTGCTTTTCAGCTCTTCCTCAATGCGCTCACGTTCCAACAATTTGAAATAACCACCCCACTCCGTTAACTCTGAACTAGTGCAGTTCTCAAGTAACTGTGAGACAGTCATATTCAATTCATGCGCCAACCTAAAATAGAACAATCTTTCAGGCTGGCTTCTTAGTTTTTTTCTGCTTCGCCTTCGTCGGTGAATCCGTTCAAGTCCTGGCAAACCTCAAACATCTCATCAAGTACACTGTGAGGTAAAGACCTGATAAAAACTTTGTCCTCTTCGTTCTCCACAAGAAGATTTCCTGATTGATCAATCAAGCACTCAGCTATCATGTCAACCTGAATTTCTGCGAACTCTGGAAGGTTCTCAAGATCAATGCCACTTTCAGAATTTGCTACACTTTGAAGCCTTGAGATATATCGGTATCTCTCAACCCCTCCAAGCTCTCTAAACTTAGCTTTGCCCTCAAGACCTTTGATTTCTTTTTCAACTGTCTTGCGAATCTTTAAATTCTTTAGATATTCCTTGCTTAATATCATTCTCAGGACTCCGCTCGACTCAGATTCCCTGTTCCAGTGAAAGTGATGGAAGCTGTTGCCAATTCACCAACTGAGCCATTTATAGGCTGATAACTCTCAAGGAAAGCATTACCCGTGTAGGAAGGATTTGAACTGCTTACTGATCCGCTTGTTGGACGAATCTCAATTGCTACGCTAGTTCCAACTAATGGAAACAAAACCGAATCAATTGAACTTGAAGCATAATCAAGATTAAGCTCAAGAGTTAAACTCCATTCCTTTAAACCAGCTACCCTGGAGCGAAAGGTATCCCCAAAAGCGGTATCCTCAAGAAGCTCTGCACCATAGTCAATAGTTGCACTTGTAAAGTGTGAGCTGTAATCAGTGGTTGCAAGTTCTACATAACAATCTGTCAAAGCTAAAGTAGCCATTTTTTACCCCTTATTTTTAAACAATTCCAAAAACACAAACAACATCAAAAGAGGGAGTTGTTCCCCCTATATTTAAACTAAAACGCCAGTAATCATCAGTGACCGCACCATCAACACTCAAAATCTGAGAAGTTACTCCAGTAGCTTGAGTGAATGTAATTTGATCTGTTGCGCTAGAAAAACCTGAGTTATCATCACTCTGAACAATCACATCAAGAGTCGGACTTGTGCCACTAACCGAAAGGACATGAATCGCCGCGTACAAAGTTTGACCGGCTGACAATGCCCCAAGCTGAAAGCCTGTGCTATCCACACTCACTGAAGCAGTATTGTTATACTCAACTTGCCCACGTACCAGCGGACTTGTGGATTCTCCAGTAACTGAAAAACCGAAAAGCTCACCGATTGATCCACTAGGAGAATACATCCCGGTCAAGCAATCAAAAAAATACGCCAAACTGCCAACGGTTGTGGCTACTGGGGCGACTGTGACAGGCCATTTTGAACCATGTATCTGGTTGTACATGATGTCATCAATTCCACCATCCGCAGGATCAAAGTATCCCTCACCTGCAAGAGTCGTGTTTTTAAGTCCTGCAACCCTTGTCCGTGAGTCATCACATAGAGTCGTATCCTCTAAAATGTCTGCACTGTGATCCAAAGACACAGCATTAAAATCACCGCAAACCGAATACGGTCCAAACCAAAAACCGATCCCTGAGCCACCAACTATCTGAGTTGCCATTTCATCCCCTAAACACTAATTAAAAACCTGAAGTCAAGAGCAGATGCTCTCAACTGAAGTTGATCACTATACAAGTCATTTTGATTCACAAGAAAGACATCTTGAACACCGTTTCCTGAATCTCTCCATCGCTCAAGTGCACCTTTCAATTGCGCTTCGACTGCTTTTACTGAACTGGTTGTCTCACCCCAGACCGTGATCTGAAAAAGCCTTTCAGCAGTACCTGAGTTTGAAGAAAAAGCAGGATATTCAAATCCTGATACAGTCTCATAAACGACTGCCGGGAAAGTGGTGTTCTGTGGCAAAGGCAATGGATAGATTCTTGTGCTGACTAAAGCAGTCAAGCCAGAATATGCCTTCAATCGAGCAGTTAAAACTTCTTCGATAGCCATCAGATGCCCCTCTGCTTATTCTTATCAACCCAGCGAAAAAGGCTTTTCTTTGTCTCATCTTTTATCTTGTCCACAATTTGAAGCACGTTTGATTCTAAAGCTGGACGCAAGAAAGGCATTCCAGGGTGCCCAGAGTGCATAAAAGTGTTAAAAACAACATCGCCACCAATACCAACTTTTTTCTTTGTTGTCGTTCTTCCTCGCGTCTGATTCATCAAGTGTCGTTTAACACCGAACTCGATCAAATGCGCTAGTGGTGAAGTGCTACCGATAGAAACAGAAACAAATCCGTTTTTTGGCTTTCTTCTTCTAACTATAATTGATCTTCTCAGTGAGCCTTCATCGACAGGAACCTTTGATTTTGCTTCTCTTTTCACAATCTGTGCAGACTTGTTTGTGCCATTGCGAATAAATTGAACAGACTTTTTTGGCGTTGCCATCTGCTCAAGCATTTTCACCAATTCTTTTCCACCTGTGAAATCAAACTTTGCACTCATTAGATATTGTCCTCTGTGCAAAGCAAAATCAGATACTTGTTGATTTGCCGGTGATTCAAAATGCTTTCAATATTGTAATACCTGTTTTTAAAACAGACTCGCATTTTCCCAGTGATGCCCTCTTGATACCTCAAGGTGATTTTGTGCGAAATCTGCAAGTTTCTTTGATCGGCAGTGAAGTTCTCGCGACCTGTTACCGGCTCAATTGAGCAATATACAGACTTGTGCAACTCCCAGGAGTTTTCCTCTTCTCCGAATGAGTTTACTGTACCTGTGAGCTTTTCGATTCGTGCTCTATGTCTCAATCTTCCTGAGATCATTCGTGCCTGTCCCAGTTTCGAAAAGGTGCCAGTAAAGACTCAAAAGTAAAAGGAACATGATTTTGATTCATTGGTGATGTTCTTTCTCTGTTCTCATAAAGATGCGCAAGCATAATCAGAGTTGCATACTTGATACCTTCTGGCACATCTGAAGCACTGCCATATCCTGCAACATAAATGATTTCTACAGG